AAGAAAGCTCCAAGCCACTGGAACATTGGATTCTCAGGGCATGGTCAGCCAATCTGCTCGTGATGGTGGTGGTATGTCGATGGCAGTAGCCTCGATCATCAAGAAATACAAGCGTACTTTGGTGAATTTCCAAGAAGATTTCTTGATTCCATTCATCAAAAAGGCGGCTTTCCGCTATATGCAGTTTGACCCAGAGCGTTATCCCTCTGTGGATATGAATTTTGTGCCTACTGCCACCCTTGGCATCATTGCTCGTGAGTATGAGCAACAGCAATTCATTGGTTTGTTGCAGACTTTGGGTGCTGAGACTCCTGTTTTGCCGATTATCCTCAAGGGTATCGTTGCAAACTCTAGTTTGAGCAACCGAATGGAGTTGATTGCCAAGTTGGATGAGATGATGCAACCCAATCCTGAGCAACAACAGATGCAACAGGCTCAACAGCAGTTGGCTATCCAAGCGGCACAGGCTCAAATTGCTGTAAACACTACAGCGGCAGAGCAAAATCGGGCTGAAGCACAGAAATTGATGGTTGAAACACAGTTAATGCCTCAAGAAGTTCAGACAAAGAACATGGCGGCAATGACAAAGAATCTTCCTAATCAGGATGACCAAGCCTCCAAAGAGTTCGACAAGCGAGTTAAGATTGCCGAATTGATGTTGAAAGAAGCAGACATCAAAAACAAGTCTAAGATTGTTGAACTGCAAATGGCAGAGAAAAACAACAAGATTTCAGGCATGGAAGAAGATTTCCTCAACCAATTGACCAAGCAATTGAGTTCTGCACAAACTGGTACTGAATAATGGATGTAGAAAAACTTGCCAAAGAGTTAATTCTCAAGAATATGACTCCTGAACAGCAGATGGCTGTTTTGGATTCAGTGCGTCAGTCAGTTCTTCAAGCCAAAGAAGTGCAAAAGAAGAAGATTGGTGAGAATGTTGACTTAGTTGTTCAAGCCCTGAAGAAGATTGAAGCTGACATTCGTTCTCGCTATGACGATGTAGGCAATGCCATTGAAAAGCGTGTTGCTTCTATCAAAGATGGTCGTGATGGTATCAACGGCAAAGATGGAAGGGATGGCAAAGATGGAAAAGCAGGTCGAGATGGCTCAAAGGGTGATAAGGGTGACGCTGGTAGAGATGGGCGTGATGGAGTGGATGGTGTTGATGGTGTTTCTGTTACCTCTGCTCGGATTGATTTTGATGGTAGTCTTATCATTGCATTGTCTTCTGGTATTGAACTCAATGTTGGTGAAGTTGTTGCTCCTGACCTTGCAGAACGCATCAAAGTCATTACTAATGGTGGCGGCACTTCTCAGTCTGTTCTTGATACTCTAGCCTCACTTCAGACTCAAATTGATAACCTGATTCCTAGTCAGACAGGAAATGCAGGAAAGTTTTTAACCACCAATGGCACAAGCACTTCATGGGCATCAGTTGCTGGTGGATTAAGTTATCAAGGCACTTGGAACGCATCTACCAACACTCCTACGCTTGCAAGTAGCACTGGCACGAATGGCTATTACTATGTAGTCTCTGTTGCTGGAACTACAAACCTGAACGGCATCACTGATTGGCAAGCAGGGGATTGGTTGATTTTCAATGGTTCAACTTGGCAAAAGATTGACCAAAGTTGGGCTATTGCTGGCGCAAACGACAACATCACCTCAATGACAGGCATCACAGGTGGCATTTCATCACCTGATTTTGTGCAGTTTGATACCACCGCAACAAATACAAATTCTGTTGGTAAGTTGTATTGGGATGACACTCAAAAGACTTTGACTGTTGGTTTGACAACTAACATTGCCGCTGATATTGGTCAGACTTTGTATGCTTATGTCACTAATGATGAAGCTATAACGATCAACAAAGGTCAGCCTGTCTATATGTATTCGGCACAGGGTGATCGGGTATCTGTTAAGTTGGCATACAACACTGGTGACGCAACATCAGCTAAGACGCTTGGTGTTTGTGCTGAGGACATTGCCGCTGGACAAGCTGGTTTGGTTCTTTGCCAAGGTGTTCAAGATGGGTTGAACCTTGGAGCGTATACGGCAGGAGATACTTTGTATCTTGGTGCAACAGCAGGAACATTAACTGCAACCAAGCCTTACGCACCTAACCACCTTGTTTATATTGGCGTGGTTGAAAGAGCCAACAGCGGCAATGGTCGTTTGTATGTTCGTATACAAAACGGCTATGAGATGGATGAGTTGCACAATGTGTCTGCTCAGAATGCTACTGATGGTCAAGTCTTAATCTATAACGACACTACAAATCTTTGGGAAAAGAACACACTAACTGATGGCACAGGTATAACCATTACTGAGGGTGCTGGTTCAATCACCATTGCCAACTCAGGCGTGTTATCAGCCATTGCTGGTACTGGCATCTCTGTTTCAGGTGCTACTGGTAATGTGACTATTTCCAATACAGGTGTTACTTCTGTTGGCGTTACATCCCCTGTTGCGTCTACTGGTGGAACAACTCCAACAATCAGTTTGGCGGCAAATTATGGTGACACTCAGAACCCTTACGCATCTAAGACTGCAAACTATGTCTTAGCCGCACCTAATGGGTCTGCTGGTGTACCAACATTCAGAGCAATTGTTGCGGCTGATATTCCTACTCTGAATCAAAATACTACTGGTAGTGCCGCATCTTTATCTGCTACTTTAGCTGTTAGTTCTGGTGGTACTGGTCAAACAAGTTATACAGATGGACAACTTCTCATTGGCAACACAACTGGAAACACTCTTACAAAAGCAACATTAACTGCAGGGACAGGAATAGCTATTACAAATGGTAATGGTTCAATTTCAATTGCCTCAACTTCGACAGGAACAGTTACAAGTGTTGCGGCAACAGTGCCATCATTTTTGTCTATTTCAGGTTCACCAATTACAACAAGTGGAACATTAGCAATTGGATTATCAGGTACTGCTTTACCAGTTGCTAATGGTGGTACAGGTGTTACAACTTCTACTGGTTCAGGTGCAGTTGTATTAGGAACATCCCCAACACTGACAACACCAACCATTAACTCTGCACAAGTTGCTACTGTGTCTGGTACTGCACCAATCTATATGTGTCGTGCTTGGATTAACTTTAATGGAACAGGTACTCCAGCTATTCGTGGCAGTGGGAATGTATCAAGCATTACGGATAATGGAACTGGCGATTACACAATTAACTTAACAACAGCAATGCCTGATGTTAATTATTGTGTATCAGGTTCAAGTGCAAATACAAATTACACAGCAACAAACAGTGGATATGCAGGTGGTTTTGGTTTAAAGAGTGCGGCATTTACTACCTCAGCATTCACAATTGGAACATCAGATGTGACTAGAACATCAACTGCGTTAAACATTGTTGCGGCATCAGACGCAAGTCATATTTGTATTACAGTATTTAGATAAAGTAAACCATGAACTCAAGAATTATTTACCCAACAGACGATGGTGGTGTTGCAGTCATCATTCCAACCATTGAATGCGGATTAACCATTGAGGAAATTGCCGCCAAGGATGTTCCTACTGGCAAGCCCTACAAGATTGTTGATGTAGCTGACATTCCATCAGACCGCACATTCCGCAACGCATGGGAGTATTCAGAGTGATTACCATCAACATTGACAAAGCCAAAACCATTGCCCATGATGCTAGACGCATAGCACGAACGATTGAGTTTGCGCCTTTGGACATTAAAGCAACCATTCCCTCTGAAGCAACAGCGGCAGAAGCGGCAAGGCAAGTTGTGCGTGATAAGTACGCCACCATGCAAACAGCCATTGATGCGGCAACCACTCTTGACGAGATCAAAGCGGCTATGCCATGACTTCAGAACTACAAAAGTATTCCTTAGAAGACTCTTTTAAATTAGAGTTTTCTGATGTTGAAATTACAACAAAATCTTGTGGGTTATGCTATGAAAAAAAGCCATTTAGCGAATTTTTAAAAAATGTCCGCTACAAAGATGGCTATTACAAACATTGTAGAAAATGCCATTATGAGGTTTATGGTAGAGACTCCCACTACAGAAGAACTTATGGCGTTACGCAACATGAATATAACTTAATGGTTGCAAAACAAGGAAGTAAGTGCAAAGTATGTGAAGTAGAGGCTGGTGATGGTCACATGAGTAGATTAGTTGTTGATCATTGTCATAAAAGTAATGAAATGCGTGGTTTAATATGCCAAAATTGTAATATGGCATTAGGAAATGCTAAAGATAATTCTGAAATCTTAAGAAAACTAGCTGATTACTTGGATGAATTTTATGACCCCAGAACTTGACAAATATTACTCCAGCCGATTTGAAATGATGGGGATGGATGGATGGAAGGATTTAATTATTGATATTGACAATATGATAGAGTCACTCAATAATATAAGCGTGATTCCTGATGAAAAGACTTTGCAATTCCGCAAAGGAGAACTTTCCATTTTGACTTGGCTGAAAACCTTGAGAGAGGTCAGCGAACGAGCCTACGAGGAATTGAATGAAAAGAATGTATGAATTTGTCTGCGAAAGTGGACACAGAATTGAGAGGTACTGTGATTATGAGGCACAGGAAACTCAATGTGAGTGCGGTGGTTCAGCCAATCGCACAATCAGCGCACCAAGCGTCAACTTGGAAGGTTGGTCGGGTCATTTTCCATCCTCATGGATGAAATTTGACAAGAAACACCGAGACAAATTGGCGCATGAGCGCAAAGCCACAACATAAGCATTTATGCCGTTGTGATCTCCTAGAACCCAAAAGTGGCAGGAAAAAGGAAAAATATGTTGATTGATAACCCAGACGAGTCGCAGAGTGAGTTAGACATTGTTGAGAGTCAGAAACTTGACTCAATCCTTGAGCAATCGTCAGATGATGTCCCTGAAAAATACAAGGGAAAACAGTTATCTGACATTATCAAGATGCACCAAGAGGCTGAAAAGCTCATTGGTAAGCAAGCTCAAGAGGTTGGTGAGGTTAGAAAGCTCGCAGATGAACTCATTAAGCAAAACCTTGCTGGCAAAGCTCAACCTATTAAAGAGGAAGAACCCGAAGTAGATTTTTTCGAGAATCCACAGGCGGCTGTTCGTAAGACTGTTGACAATCATCCTGATGTACTTGCGGCTAGACAAGCTAGTCAAGACTTCAAGAAGATGCAGATTCAGCAAAAGCTGGCGCAAGAACACCCTGATTTCGGTCAGATTGTTCAAGACCAAGACTTTGCGAATTGGGTGAAATCTTCACCTGTTCGCATTAGCTTGTATGCAAAGGCTGATGGTGAATATGATTACGACAGTGCTAACGAATTGTTGAGCACCTACAAGCAATTGAAGGGCATTAAGGCAAAACAGACTAGCGAAGCAGGGGAAACCCAACGCAAGTCAAACCTTAAGGCGGCAACTGTTGATGTTGGTGGTACTGGAGAGTCTGGAAAACGAGTTTACCGAAGGGCTGACCTTATTCGGCTGAAGATGCAAGACCCTGCAAGATACGATGCCCTCAGTGATGAAATCATGGCGGCATACGCAGAAGGCAGAGTTAAGTAACCCTAACTTTTGATCTTTTTGGAGTACACAAATGGCAACATCATTTTCCCCTAGTAACTCAGTTACTACCACCACAGCGGCGAATTTCATCCCTGAAATTTGGTCAGACGAAATCGTTGCGGCTTATAAAAAGAACCTTGTTTTAGCCAACTTGGTTATGAAGATGAACTTCAAGGGCAAGAAAGGTGACACTGTTCACATTCCTGCACCTACTCGTGGTTCTGCTTCTGCCAAAGCCGCTGAGACAGCAGTCACTTTGATTGCCGCTACCGAGTCTGAAGTCCAAGTGTCTATCAACAAGCACTATGAATATAGCCGCTTGATCGAAGACATCGTGGAAGCACAAGCTCTGAACTCCATGCGTCAGTTCTACACTTCTGATGCTGGCTACGCCTTGGCTCGTCAAGTTGATACCGACTTGGTGCAGTTGGGTCGTTTGGCTAATGGTGGTTCTACTGGTGCTCAGTACGGCTCTGCCTTTATTGGCGGTGACGGAACAACCGCTTTTGACTACACCGCAAACACCAACACTGGTAATGCGTCTGCTCTGACTGATGCCGCAATTCGCCGCACCATTCAGCGTTTGGATGACAACGACACTCCTATGGATGGTCGTTTCTTCCTGATTCCTCCCTCAAGCCGCAACACTTTGATGGGTCTGGCTCGCTACACCGAACAAGCATTTGTCGGTAATGGCAACGCTATCCAGAATGGTGAAATCGGCAACCTGTATGGTATCCCTGTGTTCACTTCTAGCAATGCTGACTCAGCTTCTGCTACATCAACATTCCCTGCATCTGGTTCTGCCATTGCTCGTGTCTGCTTGATGGGTCACAAGGACTCTATGGTTCTGGTTGAGCAAGTTGGTGTGCGTTCACAAGTTCAGTACAAGCAAGAATACCTTGCAACACTGTTCACAAGTGACACTCTGTATGGCGTAGCCGCCTTGCGTAGTGCCGCTACTGTGGGTGCGGCTAAGTCCTCATCCATGTTTGCTTTGGTTGTTCCTAGCTAATTGCAGTTGTCCCTCCTACTTCTAGCAATAGAGGTAGGGGGACTTTTTTAACCTATTAGGAGAAACAAAAATGGCAGCAGCAACAGCAGTCGTTTCCCGCCGTGGAAACGATCAATTTCGTGGCTTGTTTACAGACACTTGGGATGTTTCTTGTACTTTGGATACGGCATTAATTGCTACCACTGCTACAACTACAGACACAGTAACTGTTGCAGGAGTGGCTTTGGGTGACATGGTTCTTGGTATGTCAGTTGGTGTAAGTGAAGCTGGTTTGGTTCGCCGAGCCTATGTTTCAGCCGCTAACACTGTGACTATCGTTAGCTACAACCCAACAGCAGGCGATGTTAATTTGGCTTCAACTACATTACAACTTATCATTGGTCGTGCTGTAGTTTAATGATAGGGGGGCTAGTCCCCCCTTTCTTATTTAAGGGGTTTTATGGCTACTTTTCGTTGTCTTCAATCGGGTAATTGCGTGACTTTTACCCTCCAACATGACATTGATTCCATGAAGGGTCATCAGGGTTATGTGAGAGTTGATGAATCAGAAGTAACCATAGAATCTGTAGAATCAGAAGTTAGAACAGATACCGCCTTTCGTGCGCCTGTCATTCCCACAATTAAGCGTATGGGTAGACCAAGAAAGGTAGCAAATGTCTGAAGTTGACGCAAGAGAATTTGGCAAACTAGAAGCTCAAGTTGAGGCTCTCCAAAAAGAAGTTCATAACTTAAGTTCTGATGTAAAAGCCCTTTTAGAACTTGCCAATAAAGGCAAAGGTGGGTTTTGGGGTGGAATGATGGTTGCGTCTGCCGTTGGTGGATTGATTACTTTTGTGGCTGACAGAGTTTTTAAATAAGGAGAACGCTATGCCGATGGTTGGAAAAAAGAAGTTTCCCTACTCTGAAAAAGGGGAGAAAGAAGCAAAAGAATACGGCAAGAAAAAGGGTGTTCCTGTGACCATCATGGTTGCTATTGGAAAACCCAAAGGTATGCCTATGCGAGGTGGCAGAACTGCTACCAACATGATGAAGAAATCCTCAAGAGGTAAATAATGTCATCTTTAACCGCACCAATCACACTCCTAAATGCTGTTGTCGCAACTGGAGAATCTAAAGCTGTACAAGTCGATACTGGTCAACCAGCATTTTTGCAAGTTTCAGGAATTACATCAGCTACTGTTGCACTGCAAGGTAGCCTTGATGGTACAAACTGGTCAACCATTGGCACTGCTCTGACTGCTAACGGCATTATTACTGTCCAAAATGCTCCTAAGTATTTACGAGCAAACTGCACTGTTTTTGTAACTGGCACGATCACAGCCAAAATCATGTACTAAGGAGAAACCCTATGAAGATGACTAAATCACAGAAAAAGGTCAAGAAAGTCATGGGGGAGTACAAAGAGGGAACTCTGCACTCTGGTAAAGGTGGCAAGGTTGTAAAGAACCCTCGCCAAGCAGTTGCCATTGCTTTGAGTGAAGCAGGGATGTCTAAGCCAAAGAAGAAGATGAAATGAAAACTGGCTTGTACTCAAACATCAATGCAAAACAGGCTCGTATCAAGGCAGGGTCTGGTGAAAAGATGCGAAAAGTAGGTTCTAAAGGCGCGCCTACTGCTGAAGCATTTAAACAAGCGGCAAAGACTGCAAAGAAACCAAAAAAGGGGAAATAGATGAAAACTCCATCTTGGCAACGCTCCAAATGGATACGTTAAAAAATACAATCAAAGAATGTACTAACTGTGGTGTTACAAAAACTTTAGACTTGTTTTATACAACAGGGAAAAAAGTTGATGGATCACCAAAGTACAACTCGTGGTGTAAAAAATGTATTTCTGTTAAGCAGGTTTCTTATCACAAACGTACTTGGGGTGAAGAAAAACTCCAATACCATGCTTTTAAACGTACCAAGTCTGTGCGTACATACTTACAGTATTTAAGATCAAAAGCATTGCAACGGAAAAAAGGAAATGAAGTAATTTCTTTAGATGCGTTGGAATTGTTGTGGTACTCCCAAAATGGCAATTGTGCCTTAACAGGATGGCAAATGACAATGGAACTTGCAAATGGGGTAGTTCAGACAAATTGCAGTATAGATAGGATTGATTCCTCCATTGGATATATTGTTGGGAACGTACAACTTGTTTGCAGAATAGCAAATATTGCAAAAACCAATCTTAGCCAAGATGATTTTTATAAACTTTGTAAAGCAGTTTTGGAGAATTTAGATGCTTAAAACACCAGCATGGCAAAGAAAAGAAGGACAAAATGCCAAAGGGGGGTTGAATGCCAAGGGGAGAGCATCTTATAATGCAGAAACTGGTGGCAACTTGAAAGCACCAGTAAAGTCGGGGGATAACCCTCGCAGAGCAAGTTTCTTGGCTCGCATGGGCAATATGGCTGGTGCTGAGTACAAGGATGGTGAACCGACAAGACTGCTTCTTTCGCTAAAGGCATGGGGTGCATCCTCAAAAGCTGACGCAAAGGCAAAAGCTAAAGCTATATCCGCAAGGAACAAAGCGAAGGCAAGCAGATGACTTACTTAGAACTTGTAAACGATGTACTCGTAAGGTTGCGTGAAGCAACTGTTTCGACTGTTTCCGAAACATCTTATTCAACTCTGATTGGCAAGTTTGTCAATGATGCAAAGCGTCAGATTGAAGATGCTTTTGCATGGAATGTGCTTGGCACAACCATTACTCTTTCTACAACTTCTGGCACATACTCTTATGCACTGACTGGTGCTGGTCAGAAGTTCCAAGTTCTTGATGTTCTCAATGTCACAAGCAATTTACGCATGAAGAACATTGATTTTGCGACTATGAACAGGTATCAGAACTTCTCTACACCTGTGAATGGTATTCCTGCCTACTATGCTTTTGATGGAATTGATGGTAGCTATGACACCAAAGTAACGCTGTATCCTCGCCCTGATGGTGTGTATAGCATCCCATTTAGCCTAACAGTTCCACAAGCCACTTTGTCATCAGACTCTACTATTGTCAAAGTACCTGATGTTTTAGTTTCTCAGAATGCTTATGCTCGTGCATTGGTAGAGCGTGGTGAGGATGGTGGTCTGTCTTCATCTGAGGCTTATCTGTTATATAGGTCAATGCTCTCTGACTACATTGCCTTGGAAGGCACTCGCTATCCTGAGAATCAGGAGTTTGTGGCAGTATGAGTCAACCGATTCAAACTTACAGCATCTCGGCTCCGGGATTCTACGGACTCAACACTCAAGACTCGCCTCTTGATTTGAATGCTGGCTTTGCTCTGGTTGCAACTAATTGCATCATTGACCAATATGGTCGTATTGGTTCACGCAAAGGTTGGTCAAGGGTTAATGCATCGTCTGGTGACTTGGGCGCAAATGATGTCAAGGTTATCCATGAGTTAGTTCAGGCTGATGGCACTTTGACTGTTTTGTTTGCTGGTAACAACAAGATTTTCAAGTTGAGTTCCACAAACACTGTGGTTGAACTCACCTATGGGGGTGGGGGTACTGCACCAACTATTACTGCAAGCAATTGGCAGTGTGCATCTTTGAATGGCATCACATATTTCTTTCAGTCTGGTCACAATCCATTGATTTATGACCCTGCGGTATCAACTACAACATATCGCAGAGTTTCTGAGAAAACAGGTTATCAAGCTACTGCTCCTGATGCAGACATTGTGATTTCTGCTTTTGGTCGTTTGTGGGCGGCTAATACTACCTCTGTGAATGCAACTGTTTACTTCAGTGACTTGATTGCTGGTCATGTGTGGTCAACAGGTACTGCTGGCTCATTGAATGTGAACAATGTGTGGGTAAATGGTGCTGACCAGATCACTGGTTTAGCGGCTCATAATGGGTTCTTGTTTATCTTTGGTAAGCGTCAAATTCTTGTATATCAAGGGGCTACAGCACCATCAACCATGTCAATCAGTGACACTGTTGAAGGTATTGGTTGCATTGCAAGAGACAGTATTCAGACCACAAGCACTGATGTTTTATTCTTGTCAAACTCTGGTGTCAGATCATTGATGAGAACGATTCAAGAGAAGTCTGCTCCTGAGAGAGACTTGTCTAAGAATATTCGTAATGATTTGATGGGTGCTGTGGCTGGTGAGACGTTGACCAACATCAAGTCTGTCTATTCAGAGCGTGAAGCGTTCTATCTGTTGGTAACTCCTAGCATTGACACTACTTGGTGTTTTGATACCAAGGCTTATTTGCCTGATGGTTCTGCAAGGGTGACTACTTGGGATTCAATCACGCCTAAGTCTTTGCTTTCTCGCAGAGATGGAAGCCTTTACATTGGTAAGAATGGTTATGTAGGTTATTACAACACCTATCAAGATTACCAATCTTCTTATCGTATGTTGTATTACACAAACCATGCTGACCTTGGCGATCAGAATGTCACTTCAATCTTGAAGAAGTTGTCTACTGTTGTGATTGGTGGAACAAATCAAGTGGTTACATTCAAATGGGGTTTTGACTTCAAGACAAACTATTTGTCTGACAATGCAGTTATTCCAACACAAGGTGTTTATTACTACGGAATTGCTGAGTATGGTGCAAACGCAACAACGATTGCTTATTATTCTGATGGCGTTGCATTGCAGACATTGGTAGTTCCAGCGTCAGGTTCTGGCAAAGTTGTTCAAACAGGTTATGAATCAGACATCAATGGCACTGCATTGTCGATTCAAAAGATTGAAATTCAAGCCAAAAATGGCAAT